ATCGCTATAAAACTTCCCCGAAGGAATATGGTCAAACTTTGCGAAGGGGTAGCGATCATGGTCATAGGGCCAACCTTCTTGCCCATAGGTTATAGAATCCCCACAGACGGTAAAGAAGGCCCCATTGGGGAACAGCTTGACCGTGTTAGGCTTGACCCACACCTCTAGGCAAAGTATGGTCTTTTGGTTGTCACTCTGATTAGCACCAGATGAGTTGATATTGAGGTAGTTATCCTCTAGGATCTCATCCTTGCCACCGCCACGGACGTTAGCCATGTTAGTTTGGGGATACATCATCTTGAGCTGCTCACGCGGCTTGAGCTGTGCATGTATGAGGAAGGGCTGCTTCTCTAGCTCTACTTGGCGGAGATCAGGGACAACCACATGGAAAGGAGTCTCTGCGTCAAAGCAGAAGTCACCCATCTGCTGACTGTCGTGATCGACTGCGTCAGCATCCCAGTAGGTCTTGATATAGCCTGTGCCTGTAGTCAGTGTCCAGAACAGGGCCTGCCGGATAACAGACTTCATGTTCTTACGGCGATAGATGCTCTCCCAGATTTGCTCGCCTGCACGAGCGGCGTACATATCTATATCCTCTGTGGATGCAGGTACTATAGACGCCGAAGGCTTCTGGGAAGTCATCCGGGATAGTTCTTTACGAGTTATCGGGCGAATACGATTGATAGTAGGACGAGAACGATAATAGGGAGCAGGAGGAGTGAAGAGAGAGCCAGCTCCACCAGGAACGAAGTTTGGAGATTGTCTGAAGACGACGTTTTGTCTGCCGTAGTAGAAGGCGAGGTTGAGCTTCCATTGTCGCTCTGCACTAGCCCGCGCCGCTTTGCAGTCATCGAACTGCTGCTTTGCCCAATCAATAATCTTATTTTTATCCCGGCCGCTGCCCTTACTGAAGGTATTATCAAGGGATGTTGCCGAAGTCACGGAGGGCTCCGAGTTCGTCATCGTCATAGATAGTCTCCCCCAATCCTTCGATAGAGCTAGCCCGGTATAGGAACTTCAGTCTTTCTAGCTCAGCCGAGTCCGACTGAGGTACATACTCAGATACTACCGATGAGCCTTGTGAGTTCAGGGTCACGTACGCGTTGAGATCGCCTGACATCAGGCGATTCATCAGGTCCCGATTCAGCAGCTTTTGGTCCGCTAGCAAGTTCAGCAGGTTCTGGGTCTGGCTTTGCCACAATTCCTGTTCGCTCTTCGACGCTTGCACTCGGTCCCGCATCATGAACAAGAGCAGTCCGAACAAAATCAAGCTTGGAAAGAGCAGCACGTAGACGGTCATTTTCATCCTCCAGCCGTGTAACACGACTGCGAAATCCGTCTAGTTCCAGTTTGATTGCCGCAGTCTGTACAGGATCAAGCCAACCAAGGAGATTACATATCTGGCCAAGACAAATACTGCAAAAATAGAGAGCACCATAACCACGGATATTAGTCCCTAGGTCGATGTACTTTCTGCCGTCATGTCTGGTCTGGCCCCCACACAGGGCACACTTGCTAGGAGGTACTTCGGGATAGTCCCTCACTACGATTCTATCGTATACCATTATGCTCCTTATCAAGGAGCACAGCTAGGAATGCCAGATCTTTCTTCTGAGCTTCCAGAGCCTGGCGCAGTTGCTCGTTTGCGTACTCTTCCAGCACGTCCATGTTATTCCTTGCCGAGAAGTCGATTCAGCTCTGCGATTCTGTCAGCCTTAGCAGTGTCAACAGGCGCCTCTTCCATGACTTCAGATTGGCCCTCTGCGTCAACAGCACCCACAGCAAAGCCTTGGGGGATCTGCTTGTTCAGGCTATCGGCTTCCTCTGGAGTCAGCGGAACCTCTGCTACCTTAACGCCATCACCCGGAGCTTGGGGATAGCCACTTACCATGAAGTTGCCATCGACAGAGACCGGGGCAGCGCCAGTCATTCGAGCGTTGCTGTAGTACTGCGGGTTAACCCAACCCCACGGGTCATCGCCAACTTCCTTGGCTAGCGCATCTGCAAAGATAGGAGCTAGCTTCTCGAAGAGGCGGTGACCTGTAACGCCAGCACGCTTGAAGACCATGTCTACTATATCTTGCGCCGACGCATCACCCGTGTGGACTTCCTCACCTGTAGTGAGGCGGAGGCGAAGAGCGTTGACTTCATCGTGGCGAATCTGGTGCGTCGGAGCGCCTTCCCAGAATTCGTTGGCCGAAAAGACCTTATCATCCCGCGAGACTGTCATTAGAAAATCCCAACCCCATCATCATAGGCGGTCCACTCGGTAGCCTCATCGGCTTTGAACCAGTTACTGTCCCGCATACCTACTTCGGGGTTTACGGGATTATGCACGTTGAGCATGGCATCAACTTTACGCTGGAGATCTTCTCTATCAGGGTCTCGGTTTTCTTTGAGCTTGAGGTCAGGCATGAAGGAGAAGAAGTAGCGGCTAGAATCCACAGCATGATCATCACGCTTATGAGGTTCCTCAATAGGGTTATTCTTATCACGTAGCTTAGCGGATTCCCAGATCTTCCAGCGATAACGTTGCATCTCACGAATAAGGTTAACGCAATTTGCGGTAATGCGCCAGGTAGGCATCCCGACTTTGTCAGGAGCTAGGTAGGCGTTCATCTTGTCTATGCCCGCGCGGACCTCGTTGTTCGCTTGGATGATAGGTATGCCTTGTAGCTGATACGCGATCTGAATGTTATTGCCAGTCTCGGCGTTGCGCTGCTTGATAGCCGGGTCACCAACGTAGTAATTAGGAGCGCGCCCGAGGTCATGGTTGATGAGGTGAACCCGACTTGCATGTTGGGATACAGTCCAGTCACTTTCGTAGTGCTCATGGAATGTTGTCACCGAGCCATTGGGGTAAACCGCATGCCATAGCCAGGCGGTAGGGTTATTGAGACCGTGGTCCATTGATGCGAACCAGCGCAGGTTGAAGATGGATCTAGGGTCGATAGGATCAATGACATGTAGGGGTCCAAATCCCTTGAAGACCAATCCTCCAAGTTGGACAAACTTGCCTTCCCCTCTGGCCTGACGTTCCATAGGAGCCAGATCTGCGAGGAACTCGTCTACCTCAGTCTTACTGATGTAGGGGTTCTCAGAGATGTCAACTTCTATAACTCGAATGTTACCGCGAGGATCTGTCTTACCGGGAATGTAGATATCATCGTAGACCCAAGTCATGCCTTCAACCGGCGTCTCTGTGATCCACCAGGACCCACCAGTATCAATAAGACGTGCCTTGTTTTCTGTGAAGATACTACGTGGTGGCTCTTCGTCGAAGTGTACAAAGTGTCGAGAGGTTCCAGCGAACTTCTGGATCTCTTGCACATACGACATGAACTCTACCGTACTCTTATTTGCTAGAGTCAGCATTCGTGTTTGTGCACTATAAGAGTCAGTCCACGATCCGTTGATGAGAGCAGAGGGAGGTAGCCAGCGAGCGAATTGTGGTTTGAGAATCCGTTCGATACCGTTATCAAAGTCAACGCCAATGACGCGGCCTCTGACAGGGGGCGGGGGAGTCTTCTTATAAGGATGGTTGCCAAGTAGCCACCATATGTCCTCGTTGACCCCACCCACAGTCTTACCAGATCGGTTACCTCCGATATAAAGGCGACCCTTAACGTCACTCTTATGGAACATAACTTGTTTCTCGTGAGGCTTATAGCCCCAGATATTGGGACTGCTCGACGCTCTCGCGAGACCCTCTGTCAAGGACAGAGTCATCTCTTCGAGAGATAGCTCCTTCTTGCTTGTCCTTGGCATCCGGTTTCCTTTGGTACGGCCTGTGCTGGCAGTCGCAGTAGTTAAGAGGAACGTCTCCGAAACTGTCTACACACTGCTGAGCTATATGCTCTCTCTTACACGGTAGGCAGATCATGTTCTTGCGTCTCTGAGGTCCATGACCTTGGACAGTGCGTTATAGAGGGAGTTGATGAGTACGTTGCAGTCTGCTACGGTAGCGGGAACCTTGAGCCCTGTAAGAGCTAGGCCCATGTCCTTACCTATGAGGCGACCATTAGACCCATCATGGATGTGCAGACCTGTGGCTGCTTGGTTACGACCAGGGCCTAGAGTGTGGTGGTGGGACTGTTGTCCACCGTCAACGTCGTCCTTGGTATGGAGTAGGTTGACCTCAAGGGCTGTGGGTAGGCTAGGCGGTGGTTGTCCTGGTGGAATATAGCCGACGACACCTGATGGGGCATTAGGGGTTGTCATATCGAACCTACTATCTTTGCGGACATGCGCTCTTTAAAAGCACCCACAGGGGTAGTCGAGTCCGCTAGGGTACCCGCTATTGCCTGTGGGGGCTTAGGCATAGCTAGTGTGCCACCGGCAGCTAGTATGCGGAAGCGCTCACCGATGCGAGCGACTATCTCTTGATCTGTGACTTCCATCTGTATTGCTTCAAGTAGGCGACTCATCAAGAGCTGGACGTTCTGAATCTCTATCGACTGCACACCAGAATACCGGCCGGATACTTCATAGAACAGTCGGATAGCTGAGATGTCGCCCTTGCTAACCTTACCAAGTAGCTCTCTATGGGCTATGGCCATTCCATCTTCAAATAGCTCTTCAGCGCGCTCTGTGATGTAGGCTCTAAAGGTCTTGCCCTTCATCCAGCCGCTGAACTTGGCTGAGCTGATGCCCAAATCTGCTAGCTTCATCTGGATTGGCCGGTTGTCTACTATGTTGAGGTAGACGTTAGCGGCGGCTACTTGCTCAGGAGTTAGCTTGTTCTCTATGCGCTCTGGCTTTTCTATACCGCGATTGCGGAGCATGGTGGCGACGGTTGCTGTCTCGGCGGTGAACTTAACTACGTCGTGCTCCCAGCCAAGAACCTTCCCTATGATGTGGTAAGCAGGGAAAGCTTTATGGCGATGCCAGTGTTCCTCTACGTAACTGACTAGTTTAAGCTCATTCTTGGTCGGAGGTTTCATCCGTTAACTCCTCGCGCAATCTTGGTATGTCGCGCTGAACTCATCCGTGTTTAGCAGCGTGTCCTATCGCTGTCCGCCCACACACCAAGTGTACCCAACGTGTTAATGCGCTACTAATCGGAGAAGTTGTTACAGATGTCCACAAGTGCCGTTACTACGGGACTAGTAGCCATGACCAAGGCTTTCTCTAGATGCATGGGGAACTTCTGTCGCCCCTTCTCTAGACTCTGAACTACGTAACGAGGAACGCATATCATCTTGCAGTAGGGATTAAGGTCCATACCGCAGACCATCATACGCCATTCTTGGTGTGGGTGTAGTGGAGGACTGAGTTCAGGAAAGGTAGGGGGAAGACTTTGCGGAAGATTGGCTTGTAGGCGAGAGGTCATCTGGTATTTGTAGTAATCTTTCTCTAGTTCGGCGTTAGCTACTTCCAGAACGTTGATCAGTACGGCTGGGAGAGTTTGGTACGCCCCATCCTCTATGTACTCTACGGTTGTGAGAGCTAGTCCGGTCATATGAGCTAGTTCAGACCTAGAAACGCTAAGCTTTGCCATGCATAGGGCAACCGGACTAAGTGGATGGTTTTTTCTCGCGCGTGAGGGCATGGTTCATCTCCTCCTCGCTGGTCTCAGTATGACACGCCCCCCTCAGGGTGTCAACCCCCCAGCATAAGACGGCGGGGAGGGGCCTCTGACCTGCGGGAACACAGGGAAGACACCCACAGCCGCCCTCTCACTCGCCCTCTTCCTGCCTGCCCCTTGACACCTGCCGCTGGAGGGGGTATCGCGTGCGCATAGGCGCCCGGGTAAGTACTTAGATTCTATATTAGTAGTTTTTAGCTTATTTTAGGTCAGTTATTGTACCGGTTACTCCTATTCATCTGCCACTTTTTCAAGATCGTTTAACCCGATACAACATCACAGTTTGGTAACGGTTTAATCACAGGCTTATAACTCTCTCGGGTTATGAGACCTTACTAAGTTGGCCTGGTTTAGTATGGTCTGATTAGAGCGGTAATGATGCGTATCCCGCATAAGGCAACTACCCCCCTTACTCGCTCATGAGCTATATCACGGAATGATCACAGTCCTAGCACAGCT